CGCTGTAGAAAGTTACATCCGCAGGTATTTGTGGGTTGCTGCGCTTGAAATTGTTGAGCATGATGCGCTAGACGCTACAGTGGGCAAGAAGGGTGACGGTCCAGTTATTACTCCAAAGGGGGACATCGGAAACGATATCCCTGATGACGAGAAAGAGTTTCTCACTGAGATGGCAGCATCTTGCGAGGAATTGGTTAGTGTTGGCAAAGCAAAAGAAGCATCTGAAATGCTCGATGAAGCAATGCTAGACAGTGATCAAAAAATATGGCTCTGGGGATTGCTAACAGCACCAACCAGATCCGCAATTAAAAAACAGAAAGGCTAATCATGGAAATCTCAGTCGAATGGAAAGACGGTAAGTACCCCTCTTTTAACTTAATCTTGGCATCTAAAGCAGGCGTAGACCCGTTTATCACTATCAAGAGTTGTAGCATCATGTCAGGCAGTAAAGGTGACTTTGTTAAGTATCCATCCAAGAAAATGGATGATGGCAAGTGGTTTAACTATATTTATGCCAACGAGAAATTTAACTCCGTGGTGATGGAAAAGGCTAAAGCTGCCAAGCAGAATACCCCCGTCAAAACTGTTGAGGATATGGATGACTCCGTACCCTTCTGATGATGGACGAAGAACTCAAACCTTTATGCTTTCACTCTAGAAAGCAATTTATGGAATGGTTAGCCCTCGCACGATTGGTCAAGGAAACTTGTTCTATCTGTGAGGACTGTACTGATAAATTTGGTTATAAATCAAAAATGAAAGTAGAAGGAAAATGCAAAGAAGCCTTTTGGACGCACGAAGACAGGAAATTTCGCAGAGTAGTGAGGAACAAATGAAACTATTTGATTTTTTTAGGGCGCGAGTCCTTGATCCATTAACAAGTCATATGGCAGCAGAAAGCGTTGCTGATGTAGCAAAGGGGCATATGGAAGTTATCCATGCCTGCCTAAAAAGATATGGCCCCCTAGGAAAAGATGGCATAGCAAAGTACTCTGGCCTGCGTAACGATCAGGTCTGGAGGCGATTGCCTGAGTTGCAAAAGATGGGCATGATCGAACTAACTGGAAAAACCGCTAAGTCCAATTCTGGTAGATCAGAAAGGGAGTGGAGGGCTATATGTTAGAAACAGTTCTTTGGGTGGTGTTCTTGATTATGTTTGGAGCGATAGCCACTGTCGCTACCTTTGTAGCAATCTTCATGCTGTCGGAGGACAAATGAGAATCACTCTAGAGTTTGACGACCTAGAAGATGCAAAAAGAGCCATCCATGCAGGTGATGCGTGGATAGCCCTATCTGAAATTAGCGAGTTACTCAGGTCGCAGCGTAAGCACGATGTTCCTATGGAGCAGACCTTGGCCTGCATTCAAGAGATCGTGCAAGACACCATGCCTTTGATTTACTCCTGATCTTCGTCTTCTTCTTCTTCTTCTTCTAATTCAATCCACTCGTCGAGGTCTTCGTCGTAGTAGTATGTAATGCCGTCTTCGTCAGTAAAGACTAATTCGTCATCTTCAGCCCAGCCACATGCTTCTTGCAACTCAACAAACTCTGCCAACAAAGCTGCTTTAGAAAAATCACTGGTTTCAATAGTGATAGTTTCGCCCCAGCCACCCAATTCGATCTCGACTTTATACATAAAAATCCTTTAAACGTTAATGATTTGACCTCTAAACTCGACCTGACCATCGTCCCATTTATGAACCAGTTCAGGCCAAAGAAGTTTCCCATCGTTAAATGTCAGAATTGCGAAACCTGACCTATGGTTTAAAGGGTTATCCTCACCATAGCTGAATTGTGGTCCATATGGTTCTGCCAGTGTACCCGTATCCACGCCAAACCTGTTACCGTTATAGTCAGCATAAGGTGTTACTTTAAGGCTGTGTAGGTGTCCAGTAACAATACTTTTACCTGCTGTTGCAGTGTTATTGTGCGTAGCATGAACACCACCTTTATACCTATGTTTAATGATGACATCGTCTGTTGCCCAACATGTCATACAGAACTCCCAGGTTGGGAAATGGTCTTCCAATTTAAACCCATAGGTTTGTGCAAATTCAGGCGCGTTGGCTGCTAGACGGGCATTAAACCGCGCATCGTGGTTACCCCATGTGTAGACTAGCCTTACGTTGTGACGGGCTTCCTTGGCGGTTTCCTCGACCTCTCCAAGGGCTTCTTGGCAGGCTTTTAACTCTTCTATAAGACTAGGTTCTTTGCCTGATACACCAGATGGGGAAAATCGGCTAATAGAAGCACCATCTAGCGCATCCCCGTTACACACCACAAATGATGGCTTAAACTCTTTAATCGCCCATAAAAGACCTTTAAAGGCTGTGGTGCGTATGCCAGGCCAAAAATGTGCGTCTGAAAAAACAATTCCAACGCCATTGAGGATGCCTAGTTGTTTACGTTCATAGGCACTTTGTTGTCTTTCAGGCCGACCATTGGGATTCTTGGCTTCCAATAACAGACCATATTTTGTCTCTAAAGCAGCCCTACGCCTCTGAATGGTTCGTACATTACCCCCTGTGACTTTATGTATAGCAGTAGCAGAACCATGTAATTTCCATAATTCGATAAACTCAGCATCAGTCAGGATAGGGTTTTGAGGCATGACTACTCCAGTTTTAATCGCCAATAAGACGTGTGTTTTGCCATCCAAGGTCTAGTTGGATTAAACATTTTGAAACCACACGCAATAAGAGAGTTTGCTGAAGCAGGGTTATCAAACGTGCTTGTAATAACCCAGTTCATTTTAAGAGTTTTTGCTTGTCTGATTCGGACGCGAATAAACTTTTTCTGTAGCCCTTGTCCACGCATATCAGGAACAACGCCACAGCGTATAAGGTAACCGCAATCAGTCCACCAAGGACTACAAACAAGACCTGCGAAAGCACAATCCACCCCATCCTGAGTAGCAATCCACCAATAGCCATGATTTGTGTCATAGGGTTTATCGTAAGGTAGGCACTTCTTTTGAAGTACCGACAGTCTCGTCTGCACAGAATCGAGCCGCGTATCTACTCGCTGTATTTTCATGGTGCGTATTAGACAAAGGTTATATGACTTATTTATGAATATGCGCGAGTACCTTGTTTATCAATAATTAATGCTTGTTTGCGTGGTGTGCCTGATGGATTGTTTGGTACAGATATATGCGTCCATCCACCACCTTCTGGTGTTGCAAACTCACGAATGATCTGGTCATATGCAATGTCTGAGGCCATCACAGCTTTAACTACTTCATCAGGAGACATGCTAGGCACTCTAATGTCGGCAGCACAACCTACACGGTGCTGGCTTGTATCCTTACTGCCCACTGCCGCATTGACTTGAGCCGATCTGAAGGCACTGTTAACCATAATAGGTTTGCCACCAAGCAAAGTCTTAACCTCTTCTAACAAATCAGCAACACGTTTAAGGTTGTTTATCTCAGAACTGTTAGGTGTATTGTCTAACTCTCTGTGATCAGTATGGGTGAGTTCTTCAAGGGAAAAGTGTGGGCTGAGTAACATATTAGTGTTTATGGCTTGCGCCAAAGTAGTAAGACAAAACCATAACCAATGCACCATCCAATGTACCTAGCACACGGATAATTATTTCACGCATTTCATTAGGCACGACATGGGTCAACAAATGATACTGAATCAAACCCCATGCAACCACCACGACCAACGCTAAAATAGGTGTTACTGACTTGTTGAGCAGAGGGGTGTGTTCGCTCGTCGCTAGGGCTGCTTCATTTTTACGAGCAGAATCTCTGTCTGCCATATCCAACTTTGCATACTCTAGTTCCAGTTCAGCCAACTTCTGTGCGGCCTGTGGATCGCCTGCAATAGCCTTGGCTACTGACTCAATAGAATCACTGACACCCAGACGACTAGCAATAGCACTAACAGCGGCACCGCCCAAAGGACCAGCAACAGCAGTAGCAAGAGTAGGCGCAAAGCCTTTGATAAGGTTAAATAGGTCATTCATTTATTTCTCCAACAGATTTCAGCTTGCTTCTTATAGTAATCAGCCCGCTTGTCATGCTCACGCACAAACCAAGACGCACCAAGTACCACCACAACGATAAGTATGGTCACAACTACCATAACAGCAATTTCCCATATTACTATCCCCATCGCCATTCCCTGTCATACTCAATCAACCAAGTTAAACACCAAAAAGAAATGTACACATAAACTATTGCAATAAACACTGCTATGTATATATGTACTTTCTCTTTGATTCTTCTAAGTTTCTCTTGTCTCTTTAACTCTGCTTGTCTTTCAGCCGCTTGTTGTAGTTTTGTTATTGCTTTGGCTTCTTCGATCAGTTTGTCTTTTTCTGCTTGAATCTCAACCCACAAGTCAGGCATACCTAACTCGTATCTAACCATGTGTTCTAAGTCTTTGTAATACTGCCTAATCTGACGAACGTGCATTACGTTGTCAATAGCCTGCATGGTTACATTCTTGACCTTACCCTGCTTGGCTAACTCTTTGGTCTCGTCCTGCTTCTTTTTATAGTCTTCTTCTAGCTGACTTTGACCGTGAAAGAATTTCGAGAGTAACCCACCGACCTCACCAGCAATACCTGCAACCTCACCCCCAGTCTTCTTGATGTCTTGATATGCTTGAACTGCCGTTTTGATTCCTTCATAGGCAAGTTTGCATCCAGCGAAGATGAGAGTTGGTTCAATGGTTTACTTCTTTACTTCTTTGTATATCTGATACAGCTTTAAACCAATCATCAACAAGGTGTATATCAAGGTAGCCCAAATGACTAGATCGCTGACCTGAAGGCCATACACTGTTGCCAGTGATACGGTTATTGGTGGCGCTACTTTGGCTGCAATAGCCCCTACGGTTTCGTCATTGTCTATCATGGTTACCTCGGTGGTGGAACTGAACGATATGGGCTACCCAGTTTCTGGGCTTCTCTGTATGCGTTTAACTGTTTTTCAGTTAATGTGCTAGGTGCAAGTTCTGAAGGTGTTAACCCAATAGGCAGCAATCCCTCAGCAACATTACCTGCCGTTTCGCGTAAACTTTTAGCCTGTGCAAATCCAGGTATAGCAGCAAGGATTGCCATTCCAGCACCTCCCCTGATTGCGCTTTTCATTTCTTTGGTTAAATTAACTTTAGGCCCTGCAATGTTTTCTTTGCGCCAATCTTTAATAAATTTATTTTGTTCTGGCGTTAAACCGCCACCTTTGCCTGGCTCATAAGAAGGACGCGCTCCAAGTATTTCAATTGTTTTTTCATATGCTTGTTCGCCTATTGGCCCACCACCATAAAAACTAGTCAAGTATTTTTTCATACCAGCTTCTTCTTTTGTTAAACCTGAAACATCAACAACAGATTTAGGCGGTGGTACTGCTTGCTTTCTACCTTCAGCAACGGCATTTATTTCTTTGTTAGCCAATCCTTGCTCAATCATTGGCATTTCTTTAGGCGCTTTACCAACAGGAGTGTTTAAAGGTACTGTAGGATTTTCTGGTGCAGGACCAGCGACTGGTTTAGTAGATACATCCGCAGGAAACAATCCGCCCACCATACGGTTGCCATCAGTTCCACCAAACGTAGGCTCAATACGACCGTCTGGCATACGTCTACTTACATCCATTTCTGGATCAATTCGTATCATTGAACGATCTCTTATTGAACTTGGAGATTTTCTTCCGCCATTATTGTTATCATCAGGAGGATTTGGAGGACGACCTCCCCCTCCTGCTTTATAAGCAAGCGTTCCTGCACCAAGAATACCTAAAGCACCAGCGGCATACTTTAGCCAAGGCATACTAGTGTCTAGGCTTTCTAATACTGATGGCGCTTTTTCTTTTACATCTTTGTAACCAGAAACAACATTGCTAACCAAAGAACCGTAATCTACAGGTGCAGCACTTGTATCTTGTACGTCAGAAACGGTTGCTAATGTAGATGGATTTGTATCTTTTACAGTTGTTGTTTTTTTAGTAACTACTTTTGGCTCTGGCGTTGTAGCAACTTGTTGTTTTAAAGCGGCATCACGTTCTTGCATGTACGCTTTTTCTTCAGGGGAATAATCTATTGTTGCCATAATTAATCCTCGTGCATTTCTACTTTACCGTTTTTTCTGTAAACAAGATCACCCTTTTTGAGTTTCTCGCCTCGCCCAGTCATTTTATAAACTTTATCTCTTGCGTAATTAACTGCGCCAATAGCCATATCCGAATCTTTAAATCGGTCATAGATTTCTTGTGTAGAAATTACTTTTCCAGTATCAGCCATTTCTTTTTGTGCTTTATACAATTCAGTGTTGTATGCGGCAATCAAAGCATTGTTGGCTTGCTGTGAATAACGGTTTTCCAATAGCGTATCTACTCCACCAGTAAATATGTCGGCAGGCGGTATTTTGCGAAACCCTGGTGGCTGTACATCAGATGGAATATTTTGATTAGAAGCATTGTTAGCCTGATTCAAATCAATCAATCTCATAAATTCTGCAAACTCTTGAGGAGTTTTTATTGATCCAAGAGATGCTTGCATAATTGCATTTTGCAATGTCTGTTGCTCTTGTACTGTGTTTTCACGACCTCTTGCTTCTGCATTGGCTTGCGCTCCACTAACAGATACTTGTTGTCCAGCGCTTAAATTTGCATTTGCACCAGCACCAGTACTACCGCCAGGAGGAGCTACTCCACCTTGTAAGCCACCACCAACTTGTGTTTGATCTCCAACAGTTACACCACCACGGGTTTCTGCGTTTTTACGAAGGTTTTCACTATTAGTTTTGTAACGATTGGCATAACCCATAATAGCTTGACGCTGTTGTGGGTCCATAGTTGCAATTGTATTAAGAGCATTTTTTAGTTTTAATGCTAAACCAATTTCTTGATCGATGTTCTTGTTTGATGCTGTACCTTCATTAGCAGCAGCCATTGCTGTAGTTCTAGAAGCAATTAATTGACTTTCAAAACCCTTAGCTGCATTAGTCATTGCGCTTTGAGCAATTTGCCAACTAGCAGATCTTTCAGCTCTTAAATCATTTTCAGTAGTAACTCCACCACGTTGAATAATTGCCTTACGCTCATCAGCAGTCAAAGGACGTTTTGTTTCCCAGTCCAAAAACTCAGTAGTCTTACCGCGTTCGGTACGGCCCACCCAAACAGGATTACCTTTTACATCACGACCTTCATCATAAGTAACTCCACCACCGTTGTACCATTTATATGCTTCACCAATCTTGCCCTGCAATAGGCTAATAAACATTTTTCCTGCTTGCATAGATCTATTTGGATCTTCGACCTCTGCTTCTTTTGTGCGCGTCCTAATAATGTCGGCTGTTTTTTGGTTTCCTTCAGGAGTAGGAGCCAATACATTTCGAGCAATTTCTTTAAATCCTGGGTCGTAATTAAGTTGAACACCAGCCACGCCACTTTGTGCGCCCTCCGCAGGAGGTACAACACCTGTTTCAATAACAGGGGCATTATTTCTTGGTGGGATAACCGCTTGTTCTATATCAGCCATTGTTAACTCCGTTCAATTAATATGAGATTGGAAATTCCAATCTGGTGCTGGCTCTGTAACGGTAGTCGCTGGCATAACTGGTGTTTTGTTGCGAGAAGCGTTGTATGCACCAACAACATTACCTTGACCAATTTGACTAACAGTATTACCAATCATGTTTGCAGTATTTTTTACGTTTCCAAAAGCCTTTTCCATTGGTGCTATTGCTTTTTGTTGAAACATTTCTTCCATTGTGGCTGGAGGCGCAATTCCCGTATCTGGAGTAGATGCTGCAAACATTCCAGTTTTACGATCTAAACCCGCGTAATTAGCCCAATCAGAATAATTGACTGGATCACTAAATGAAAATTGAAAAGCGCTTGCCATTTATTGTCCTTAACTTAATTTAAATCCTGCGCCCTTGCCAGAAGTGTTTTGGCCTTGGGTTCCAGCAAAATTAGGTGTAGTAGAAGCTTGTGGAGTTCCATAAATTACAGAAGCATATTTAGCCAATACATCTTGAGGTGTCATGGCATATGCAACGCGAGAAGCGGCAGCCGTATTTGCATTAGTAAGATTTTGTCCACCAAGAGTAGCAAGTTGATTAGCTGCCATTGCTTTATTTGCTTGGACTTTAGCCCTTGCATCAGCGGCTGCCGCACTTTGTCGTTGTTCTTGTAAAGAAGCAAGGTTCGCCCCAGCCAAAGCAGAACGAGCAGAACCAAGTCCACCAGCCGCTCCATAACCAGCCATTTGTTGATTAACTAATTCACGACCAGATTCACGACCAGACTGCAAAGCTGATTGAACCTGACTTTCTTCATAATTAGGATCAAATAAAGAAGCTAAACCAGCCATACCAGTCATTACACCGCCCGTCCCTGCTATTTCATTAACGGCTCCAGTACGACCCGCTACATCAGATGCGGTATTGGCAGCGCTGGTTGCACTACCCATAGTTCTGCCATATACATCTTGGGCTTGCCCAATAGTTTTTTGGTAAGCAGGAAGAAACGTGCCTGTTAAAGCATCAGTTTGCGCTCTTAATGCGTCTTTTTGCTCTTGTGTGACAACAGCTTGTTGACTGCCAGATGATTTGCCCATTCCCATAATTAAGCCTTACCTTTCCCGCCACCCATTTGGGGTCGCTGTTGTTGCATATTATCCTTCATACCTATGGTATTTGGGTATTTATTAGGCGCTCCCATTTGGGGTTGACCTGATGTTGCCGACATAGAGTAGTTACCACCTTTGCCTTGTGATTGATG